AATACAGCTTCAATGAAGTCAGTTTTGTCAGCCAAAGGAAACTTACCGACCCAGCCGGCATTTTCATGTACTGCTGCCCTGGAGAGTACACCAAGGATCGTTCCACCGGCAGGGACATACTTGATTGTCAGATCATCAGCCAAAGCAGCTCCGGTACCGGAACCATCCCCACCGATGATGACAGATACAGTATCGGCTTCAAGTGGTCTCAGATCGACAATACTGCCAGTAACAGCTGTAGCCTCATCTTTGACATTTGTCAGGATCACTGCCGGGCAGAACTCTGTATCAAGTCCTGTAGCAAACGTTTTTAGAGTCGCAACTTTGGCAGCGATTCCGGCATAAGCAACAGCACCATACCAAAATATCTGCCTTACTTCACCTTTGGTCAGATCAATGAAATTGTTGACTGTCAATCCGTTTTCCTGGCAGACATACAATTCTGAAGGGCCGGACATCCGGAAGAACTCTTTGATAAAGTAATGTAACAGGCCGTAATTGGCACTGTCAGCTGTGATCTCATCAAGTTCTGCCTCTTCAGCAGAAACATATCTTTTCCCTACAGCTGTACCCCAAGCGTCCGGCTTGGCTATCAAAGTCATCACGATGGCAGACACATGATCCTTTCCAGCCGGTAATCTGCCAAGTCCGCCGGCGACGGTATTAAAGGTTATATTATTTAGTGCCATTGTTAGGGTTTTGTTCAGACTTTTTCAAGTCTTTTTTAGTAAATGTGGTTACTTTTTTACCAGTTTTTACAGCGTGGTAATCCGCTGCTTTTTTGTGACTTTTCAGAAAAAACCGATCGTCTACATTCAGTAAGGTTGCGTCCGGATATTCTGCAAAGAACTCATTCAGTTCCTGTGTTGTCATCGTTTTTCTTTTTGGTGAATAATGAAAACATGGTTTCAATTCTGTCAGCGATCAGTGCCCAGACATCCAGTCCGGTGATCTTATAAGCATTCTCTGAAATACTCTTAAACTCTCGGATACATATAGCGAAAGCCGCTATGTAAGTGATAGGAAATTCAGCGATATAAGGCAAAGCAGTGGCTTCAAATCCTTTGAAAAACACGATTCTGATACCTTCAGAACAAAGTATGAGTATCAGATAAATAGTCAGCTTGTCTACGCTCCTGGCAAATCCTTTGCTGTGGATCACCTCATTTGACTTCCTGGCCGCCCTGACACCTGTGTGCCAATCTGCAAGGATCAGTACAATGCTGAGGATTATGAATGGAGCAAACGGTGCCACAAATGACATCAGCATACCCAGGATCGTCCCCCATGCTACTGCCCAACTTTCAAATTTAACTGCGTTCATACTTTTTTTTAAAAAGGGGAGCGAAAATCCCAAAATCGCTCCCACTTGATTAGACCAAAACTCTCAATATGTTTGCCTTAATTACTCTGATTAGGTACCAGCTGCCTCGACGATGCTCAACACTCCTGTACCATCGGTGTAAATCTTCTGTCCGCCGGCTCTTGCAAGAGCAGAGAAAATTGATCCGTAGAATGTTGGTTCGTCGATTTTTGAATACACCTTTACGCCTCCCTTTGCCCTGGCGACAAAATCTTTGTGCCACACAAGGCAGGCAGCATTGTCAGTGGCAGCCCCGGCAGCTGTAGGTTCCTTTACAACCGGCGTAGCGGCATTGGTATACCTCAGGCAGTTGTTTCTTCCTCTGGTGTATATAGTGAAGCCAAAGAGCTTTCTGAGAACACCATTGCTGATATCAGCATCACCTCTGAAGTCTCTCGAAATCAAGATGTTCTTTTCATCAAGCAACAATTGGTCATACATAGATGACGGTATCAAAATGCATCTTCCTTCTTCAGGGATATCCGCATCATTAAATTTTTTCCTTGCCTCCATGATGTCGTTAAGGGTCAACTTTTTACGGTTGCCTGTAGCTGAAGGGAGATTTGCAACAATGTCTGCACCTGTAGTCCTTATGATTTGTGACGCTCCTGTACCAGACCATTTGTACAACAGCCAGTTGGCTATCTGAAGGTTTAGCACATCGATGTGGTTTTTCAGTACAGATGATCTTTTATTGTAGCTAACCTCCACCTCTTCAATGTCTCTGATCAGCGTCGGAGTTGATGTGAATTCGTCAAGATCGTACTCGTTGTCAGTATCCGAACGTTGTGCAGCAACAGCCGGAAATACTGAACGATTGCGTTCCACCGTTGGCAGCGCTCCGGCCTGAGGCCTGTGCACTTTTTTATTGTTTACCCAAGGGTCGTCTGAGATAGCATTCATCACAAAGGAGTCGTTTGGAAACAACTTTTCAGCGATGTCACGTGCCCAGACTTCTGTTAATATTGCCATTTGAATGATTAAATTAAGATGTTACGAAATATGAATAATTTACTTAATGTGTTGTGCCTGGACTTCTTTTACTTCACGATAAAATCCTCAAATGAAGCTGTATAGCCTAAAACCAATTTCTTGTATTTTTCAGGCTCTTCATTTTTGATTCTCATCAGCTCTTTTGGATTGTCCTTAGAAAGCTTTTCAAAGGTCATTTCCTCTTCACCCGGCTTTCCGGATCCCCCTTCAGCTGACAGCTTTTTGATGGTTTCGACGACCGATTCGCTTCCTGGCTTCTTACCAGCCGGCGCCTCTTCCTCATCAGTCTTTTTGGCTGGTGCAGATAAGACCAGTTTATTGGCAGACTCATAGTCGAGCTTGGCCATTGTGCGGAAGGCACCTTCAGAAGCATCAGTCACAAAGCCGGCTTCTTTACCAAGCTTGACCAAGGCCTCTACTTTTTCGGACTCCATGTTTGACAACTGAAGCTGAAGGGTTTCTACTTTTCGCAGCACTTCATCTTCTGTGGCGTTCTCAGGAAGGCCCAGCTTTAATGCTATCTTTTTAAAATCCATACTTTCTGATTTTTGAATATTAGATAAAGTTTTTAATACTACCTCATGTGCACCTTCAGCTGACAACTTCAGCGACGCTCCTACAGCGTCTCTGTCTCCGGGGATATTGGTCATACTGATCTCCAATAGTTCTGACTTTGTAATGGTACTGAATCTTTGACCGGCATCAAGCATGTCAGGATCTTCCGTAGTCTCAATAGGATCAAATCCTATACTGCAAGCATTAAGATATCCCTTTTCATATTTGTTTTTGATTTTGACTGCAAATTCGTCAGCTTCATCAAATTCCGGCTCACCGGTCAGAATATACCTGCCATCATCATCAAGCTCCAGTTTGATGTCGTTCATCTTTCCGATGCTTAGCTTTCGCTCCTCATGATAAGCCAGTATGATCGGATTTTTAAGATAATGCTCCAGATTAATACCCTGAGCCAGGACCTTATATCCGTACCGGTTGACTTTACCTGAGCATATGACTATTCTTCGCACTGATTATTTTGTTTGATGATGCAAATTTGCAGGCTTTTTTCTACCCAGACAAATCCGTTTTTTATACTGTTTTCAATGATTTTCAATATGTTACGAATGAACAACACCATATATATATAATATGTGTCTTCAAAAAAAAACTATCAATTTTGCAGCATAAAACGGGTAAATGGATAAGAAAGACGCAGCGGCAATCCTTTACAGGGAGGGATATTCACAGACGGATATCGCAGACATGATGAAGGTCAGTACCAATACGATAAGCAAGTGGGCCAATGATGGCCGTTGGAAAGAAAAGAAAGTATCTGAGGAACTGCTTCAGGACAATTCTGTACAGAGGATCATCAAACTGATAGACTATCAAACCCGTGCCCTGGAGAGGCGTGTAGATTCCTGGCTACAGGAAGACGACAAATCTACTAAACTCATTGAGCGTGGTGACATCGACGCACTTCAGAAGCTCTATACGACGATACGATCTGACGCAAAGAAGTTTTCAGATTACGTTCACGTCGTCAGGGAGCTACTGACATTCATCCAGCATAAAGACCTTGATCTTGCAAAACGGCTTACAGAGCCGGCGGATGAGTTTATCAATGAAAAACGCAAAATCCTGTAACTGTGGCCAAGCAAAATACAAAGGATTTCAGAGAGTACCAGGAGTGGCTTATATTGTGCGAGCAAATCAAAAGCAAAACACCCATTTCCCAGGAAACAGAAGCGCAAAAAAAAGAA